ATATTGTTTCCAACATTTGCTACAGCTGTTGCGTTACTAGCAACTGTAGTTACCTCTGTAGCTTTAGGTACTAATCTATGAAATGTATATGTATGTAATGTCGTTGTAGATTCTACTAAAAATCCAAAGCCTTGAGCGATTGTACTAGGTACACCAGTAATCGTAATATTTGCATTATTAGCTAAGTTACCATTAGTTATAGTAACTGTCGTTCCACTAGGTACTAAATCTGTAGTTGCTGCTTTTATACTTAAAACAGCTGCTTGTCCTGTTGTGCCTCCAGGATTTGTATCAGGGAAACTTTGTTCATCGTTGACAATATCAAAACCACCAACTTCATCAACTAAGTCAATAATACGTGCATCAATAGCAGCTGTAGTAGCTATATGAGTATCACCGGCTGACCAAGTTTGTCCACTAGCTATAGTTTCACTACTATCTTGTCTAAAATATAAAGGGTCAAGAGCACCAGCATCCAGTTCAGTTTCGGTATAATATCTATTATCTAATTGTCCAGCGTCTAATTCAGTTTCTGTGTAATATCTATTATCTAAAGCTCCACTAGCTATATGTGCAGTTTGGATACTTCCATCAACATAGTGTTGTGAGTTGATTGCATCATTAGCAATCATTCCACCAGTAACTGTTCCTGTGTCACCTGTAGTAATCAAAGTTCCAGTAGCATCAGGTAGGGTAATAGTCCTATCAGCTGTTGGATCAGCTACAGTTAATTTTGTTTCGTTTGCATCATCTGTTGCACCTTCAAAAATAATGTCGGCATTTTCTCCTATTTGAAGATCACCAACCATGGTTCCTCCAAGGTTACTCAGATATCTTGCGTTTACTTCTTGTGTTGTATATAAGTTTTGAGTGAAGTTATCATTTAAATCAGATGACCTGATTGCTGAACCCGCATAAAAGGTTGCATTTAAATCTGAGTCATCTGTTACACGAAATATTTTTATCTTAGCTCCATTGGCTGGTGCAGTATTAAATTGTATTGTGGTGGCATTAGCTAATGTAAATGCTGTTGTTTCGGTGGCATCAATTGAACACTTAACATCAGCTGTCTGTAAATATGGAAATGTAAATGAATAGTTCGTTTGAGAACCATTCCCTATGTATGAAGTTTGTGTGACAGCCATTGTTCATGGATAATTAATTTTGCAGTAAGTTTCTTATTTGTGTCTCCTTAATATTTCTATTGGTGGTTTGATTTAATATTTTTCTTGCTTCTAGATCTCGTTTGATCTTTTCTCCTCTTAATTTTCTAACTTCTGGATGGTTTTGTATTTTGGCATAAGCATTTTTTCTGGCTTTATCAAATAAACCTTTAATCAGTTTGTTGTGGTGATAAGCCTTCATAGGATCTATATGTTTTTTACCAGCTCTTAAATCAGCTTGCATTTGTCGAATTGATAAAATAACCTTTTTATTTTTGGCTAACTTATTTAATTCCCTTTCTAAATTTTGTTCACCTATTGCCTTCTGGAACATTGATCTAACATTTGGTGATCTACTGAAGTCAATGCCATCATATGAATATGTAGAAAGTCTTATATCGTAGTTACTATCAAACAAAAGTTTTCTTCCTGGACCTTGATCTAAATTAATATGGAAAGGACTTATCATATTAAACATACGAGTTGGAAAATCCCAGTCACGTATAGGTTTACCAGTTAACAGGTCGTATTTAGTAGACAAAGCCATGTCAGTCATTTCAGTTGGGAACCATAAGTTTCTATTTCGTATTGAGTCACCTATTCCAGAATTAATTTCTTTCATATAAGGATTAAACAACTTACCTAATTCGTTCCTTGCAGAAGACATAGGTATTTGATTATTAATTAATCCAGCTACAATTCTGTTAAATCCTCCTTCTTGTCCAGCAAATAAATCAACAAACTGCTGTAGTCCAGCTATGTATGATTTACTTGTTAAACCTTGTGCTATGACAGTAGCTACTCTTTGAAACTGTTTTTCACTCCACTCTGGACCCATTAACTGTGAATATTCACCAATGTCTGCAATAGTAGAAAGTATTAAGTTAAATGGTTCAAAGGAGTCATAACTAACCCAAGTACCACCTATTTTTACACTTCTAGGTTTCCAGCCAGAATCAATCCATAATCGTCTTTTTTGTCTATCAACTGGTCCATTACCATGTAAGCCTCCATTCATAAAATGAATATTAGCCATTATTACTATTCCAGCACCAATAGCCTGTCTACCTTTAATTAGTGCTTTGGCGTTAGCAAGTTCATCGGCATTATTAATACCATATTTAATTACATCACCTAAGTTATCAGAGGTAGCTCTAAGAATTGCTCTATCCTCTTTAACTATTCTGTTTAATAATGGTAAATGCTTTGCTGTAAGTTCTAATCCGTTAAGTCCAGTTCTTGCAAATAAAAAGAATGGTTTAGCCCAAGGAGTTTTATCAAACAACTCGTCCATCCCTTTAACGAATCCTGTTAATTCATTAGTTAATGTCACTTCTTTTTTGGCATATAAAGCAGCGTCATCTACTATGTTTCCATCAGCATCCATTATCTGACCATAAAATCTATTCTCGTATTCCTTTAATAACTGTGGAGTAATTTCAGTAACCTTGCCGGTATTATATAAATCCATTGCTTCACGCATGGCTTTTTCTTTACCTTTAGCTCTAGCTATAAGTAATCCAAAAGCATCATCCGTTGCACCCATTATTTTTGTTGAATAAGTTAGGAAGTTACTGTCGTTCCACGATCTTATGATATTTGCAATTCTAAATACGAACTTATCTCCATCAGTTGCGTTATCACTGTTTTCCACCCAGTCTTGATATAAATTCCATTGCTCATCGCCTTTTGTTATTACGTTATATCTAGATTTAACTGTTGCAACATCTCCAGACCAGTAGGCATTTAGATTTTTTTTAAATAGTGTATAAGCTTCCGGTATAGCTTCAATCATTGCACTAAAACCAGCCATAGAAGCTCGCATAGTTGCGCCATCTCCTTTAAGTCCAGCACCTAATGCTGTAGACAATGGACGTAAAAACGCAGCAGTTCCAGTACCCATCATTGCTCTTACTGGAGTTTTAGGACCACTAAGTACACTATTTTGATATACTCTTTGTAAACCTTTTACTAATAGACCGGTTTGTTTACCACCTTTTTTAAACTCACCACCTAAAACTTTTTTTCTAATGTAATTATCGTAGTCAGTTAAATTATGAATCTCACCTGACATTGATATAGTTTCGTGGATAGCTCTAAATAAATCATCATTAGCGTCATCACCAGCAATTTTCATTGCTAGTGCATGAGCATTAACAGACTCATTAACTTGTTCATTAACAGCATCAATAATTGCTCTTCTACTTTCTTTCTGTTTTAAAGGTCTAGCACCTAAATTTCTAAAAGAATTAGATTGAGTCATTTTAGAAAGTTTAATTTGCGTTAAACCCGCAATTATTTTGTCATACATTGCTTTAGCTGGACCATCTATATCGGCTAAATCAGCTATGTCATATAACTCTCTGTTTGCTATTCCTTGATCTCTAATTTCTTTTAAAAGAGATCCAATAACTAAATCAGCAGCAACAACGTTATTTGAATCCCAAATATCGATACCTTGTAATGTTGCATTTTTTTCTAATACTCCCCAAAATTGTTGAGGTGTTAAATCACTTGTATTTCTACCTTCATATATCTTTTGTGCTGTGATTATTGAATCTTCCCATATTTCACTTAAAGGTATATTTTTTGCCTTAGCATCAGCTATTTCTTTTTGAACTCTGGCATCACTCATAAAGTTACGCATAACTCCAATAAGCTGCTCTTCTGCTAATCCACTAGATATAGCTGTACGTTCTAATTGAACAGGTGTATATAAAGAATCTGTAGATCCCTCAGCTGCTCCCCATTCTGTTCTAGTTCTTCTTAACTGTCTTCTGACATCATAAGGAGAACCATTAGAGGTAGGGGCTGCTTGCCATTTGTTAGCTAGTGGTTTGTTTTTGTACGCACCAAATTCTGGACTAGCTAATTGATCTTGAGCTTTTTCTATAATCTGTCCTCTACGGCTTTCTGCTCGTAAAGCTATCTTTTCTACTTCTTCTGGAATAGCATCTTCGATAATCGGCTTCTTAGTTTTAGGATCAATTCCTCTAACTTTTTTTACACCTTTACCAATCGCAAGACTTAAGCCATCAAACACTGCACCAATTCCCATACCTTCTACAACATTTTTCAATGTCTTCATAGCTGGGTGATCAGTATCTTTTGTGGAAATAGGAGTATCTATAAAGTTAAATCTATCTCTAAGAACTGCAAGACCATTGTCTTCTTGACTGTATTTAGATGTTAAATCTGAAACAGCACCAATTGCAGCCCCACGAACTAATGAACTCCAACCAGCTGTTGCAGCTGCTATACCAGATACTTTTGCAGCGGGAATTATTGCAGCTGCCATTGATCCGAAATGAACCAGACCTCGTAAGGCTGATCCCCACCATGTTTTTGTTTCTATGGGGTTTTCATCTTTAACAAACCAATCATCCCATTCTGCTTTATAGCCTTCTTTAGTTTTACCTTCTTCAACCATTTCACCACTGAACATATCAATGGCTCTTTCTGGAAGAGTGACAACAGAGGAAGCTGTATCTTGTAGTCCACCACCAATTGCGGCTCCTAATTCTTTACCTATTCCTCTAATGCCTCCAAAGTTTTTTTGGTTACGGACATCTTTTAGTTCAGCTTGAGCTTGTACCTCTTCCGCTTCCATTTTAGATTGCTCTTCAGCATCTCTCTGTCTTTTCTTTTCTTCTAATTCTCTGTACTGAGCATCCTGAGCAGCTGATTCAAGCAATGCATCTCTATCTACAGAGTTAGGATCATATCCTGAGTACATTCTATTACCTTAGTAATTTAAAGTTTTCTTCTAACTAGATCTCGATCTAGGTATTCTGTTGCTGGAAATTCATACTCTTTTCTACCTGTAAAAAAGACTCCAGTTTCAATCCATTGAGCACCATCCCATTTAATAAATGTTCCTTGAGGCAATCGTTTCCAATCTCCTATTCGTGGTCGTACCATACCTAATTCAGGTGTTACGTAACCCTTGTCTCCTAATTGATCGGTAACAGCTTCATCTATTAAATAGCCAATCTCGTTGTATGTAATATTGCCATCTTCTTTAAGCAATTCTATTTTTGCTCTTTCTACTCTTGGTTTATCAGGATGTAAGGTCAACAAATGTTTTACATTAGGTGCTAACTTTTCTAATTCTTCATCAGCTTCTGTTTTTATTGGTTTTTCCCCAACTGCTTCTAATTGATAATTAGCAAGTTGAGTAGGAGACAAAGCAAGGTTATTAGCTAAATCCTCATATATTTTTGGAACTATTGTTCCACCACTATTTTTATATTCTTTTAAAGCCTCTTCAGTTCCAGGAATTACACTTGTAGTAACTATTTCTGGAGTGAGTGCAATAGACTCTTTTGCTATTTGTCTATTTTCTAGATAAACCTGATTGCTAGATGAAGTCGGATAAGAATCATATTTTCCTTTTTCTATATTTTTTTCTACTTGTTCTATAGCTTTTAAATATGCATTTCTAGCACTACCTTCATTTTTTATAAAATCCTTATAAAACAAATGAAGATCAGCTGTTGCTTGTTGTTTGTTTGCTATCCATGAAGGAGTCTTAGCTGTATTAGCTTCTTTAATATCTTTATATGCATCAACAGCAGCAACTATTCTTTCTTTAGATAGATCTTCATACTCTTTAGGTAGTGCGTTTTTTTGTGAATCTATAGCATATTGGGCATATGATTTAAAAAGCTCTTGGTCATCAATATTGTAAAGGTCTTCTTTATATATAGGTTGATTAAGCCTAATTTTTTCGTTTAATAATTCCTGTATATCTTCGTCAGAAACCTCTTCAGTCGTAACCATATTTGTAAGATGTGGAGGAATTGGACCCCATTTATTATCTTTCCACTGTCTTATAAACTCTTTTTGTTGATCTCTACTGTATCTTTTACCTTGGGCAAATAATAGATCTTCATCATTTTTTAATTTCTGAAGCCACTGTTTACCTTCAAATTCGTGTTCTGCTTGTCTGTTTGCAAATCTGCTACGTGCGTCTTCTTTTCTTGCCTCTACAATTTGTTCATACCACAAAGGATGTCTTTCAGCCCATGTTTTACTTGGTTGATCAGTAGTAGGAGAGTTTATTAAAGATTCAAATACTTCATCTGAAAATACATCTGTGTTAGATAAATCCTTTTTAAGTTCTTCTTTAAAAAGTCCTTTATAACGAACGCCATTTTGATCAAAACTTTTCATGCCATCAGCAAAATATCTATTCATACTTTCGACATCTTTGTTTTGATAAAACTGATTACGCAAAACCGCAACCATATCTTGACTATCTACGTGATCTTTCCCTGATTGTGCTTTAGCTAATAACCTCCTACTAGCATCACCCATTTTCTTTAAAGTTGGATTTAAGAAATCTGAACTATAACCATATAGGTTATTCATTTTTAAAAATTTCTCTCTGCCTTTTTCTAAGGCTTCTTGTACTTCATGTGGTTGTATAGCTCCAGAATCTCTTACATAATTCTGTATCCAAAATGAAAAAGCATCACCAGCTGCTTCAGCTCTGTATAGTGCAGCTCCATATTCCCACCAAGCACTACTTCTTTTTACATTATTAACAACATTAACTGGTGAACCTTGTTTCCACAAAGCTTCTCCAATATCTTGTATATCTAAGTGTTGTTCATAAAGTTTATTACTACCTTCTACTTGATCAGCTACAGAATCACTAGGCAACCCTTCCATTGCAGCTGCATTATATCCAGCTTTCATTTGATTGTTTTTCCATTTTTCATGGAATTTACCTAAGCTATCTGTAAGTGATTGACTAAATTGCATAAGGTCTTCCGCCTTTTTGCGGTCCTCCGCTGCAAGAGCTCTATAGCTTTGTTCTTCAATTTGTTTATTGGTTTTAATAGCCTGAACTCTATTGTCGTAAGAAATGTTTTCAACAAAGTTATAATTCTTAAGTCTTTGTTCTTCCTCTTTAGTTAATTTTTTTTCTAGTTGACGTTCAGACTTATCTGCTCGTTTATCTAGTTCAGCTTTTTGTTTTTCTAAAGCTTCAATTTTTCTATTGTCTTGCTCTTGCTGCCTTACTAATTCAGCATTAGTTGCTGTGAGTTCTTGAAAGCCAGTAGGACGAGCGTACCCTTGATAACTACTTGCCATTGTTTTTTATTATTTAGGTTTTTAAAAATCTGCACCTGTAAAATCTATTTCCAAGCCAGCCGTTAAACTTGAATAATCTCCTATACCATTAGTCCAATCAGCTCCAGAGAAATCTCCCATTCCGCCACTAAACTCATAATTTGTACTTGGATTTATGAAATCGCTAGCACTAAAAGATCCCAAAGCACTACCAGTATTCACAATTGGAGAGGTTGCACTAGCTAAAGAATTTAAAACTCCAGCACCTAAGTTAGCCCATGATCCTGTGTAGGTCATTTGTGCTCCTTTAATTGGTTCTGGACCAAAATCAAAATCTTCTAATTCTCTAGGTAAATCATATTCAGTGACTAAAGTTTTATATGGTACAGGCGGCACTGGTAGAGTTCCAGGATCTAGCATTAAGTTTGCATCAGCATTTTTATCTGCTATTGCTTTCTTCAAATCTATATTTAAATTTGCAGCTCTAGTATTAGTCTGAGCACTCATTAATGATTCTGCTAAAGCAGATTGTGTTCTACCTAAATCAGCTATGGTAGCCTGTACCACTTTACCAGCAGTTCTACCGCTACCACCTTTTACTATAGCTTCACCTTTAGCTGCCATCTGTTTCAATATGGCATCTTGGTTTTGAAATATTAATCTCTGTGTCGCTTCTCTTAATGCTTTTTGTTGACTTTTTTTTGCAAGTGATGCACCGATTGTGTTAAATGCTCTTTGTTTTTTATGTAATTCCTGTGATTTTAAAAACTGCTTATTTAAAGAATCTTGTTTCATATTCCTTATTTGCATTCCATAATTATAGGAATCCAAAGCATTAGCATCTTTATATGCAGCTAGTTTTAACTCATCTTCTTGCTTCTTCGTAATATTTCGTACAACTTCATCCCAATCAGCTTGAGATTTCTCCTTCTGCATATCATACAGTTGGGTATTGTACTCATATTGCTTTTCGATCATCTCGTTGTGCCTTGCATTAGCAGCACTCTGAGCTGATTTTTGTCCCATATGACCAAGAAATGCACCTACTATCCCAGCTATTGGCATATTTATGTCCTCCTATAAAAACGTGGTGTGTAATGTCCTTCCCACATCATTGAATTTAAAGAGACAGGATATGGTGAGTCATTAAAAATTCTTAATTGGAAATTCTTTGATCTTTGATGTATTGGAATTGTAAATATTGATTGCTCTTCAAGCGGTACATCATCCGCTAAATAAAAGTCAGCTTCTTGAATTGGGTTTAAGTTATACCACTCATCTGTATAGATAACAATTACATCTCCACTAGCTGGAGCTGTAGCAAATCTAATTTCTGTATCACTTAAAAAAGTAAAAGCTGTAGTAACAACATTATTTATTTTTATTTTTATTTCGTCTCTATCAATATTATTTATATCCCCTTTAGTCCAGTTGTAATCTGTAGTAGATCCATCTCCTGTATAAGATCTAGAACCAGTTAATCTACCTTTTGACAATAATTTAAATGCCATTAAACCTGATAAGCCTACAGCAAACTTCATTCTTGATATTACTAATGAAGCAGTAAAATCACTTCTAGATCCAGCCTCATTTAATTGCATGTAAATCCTAGGTAAAACAATATCAAAATCATATTTAAAACCTACAATTACATTACTTGCAACACTGGTTAAATCTTGATTAGGAACTTTAAAGTAAGCTTGAAAACCATCAATTACATATTCAGGTGTCATAGTGAAACCTGATTGAACAAATGTACCGGCAGCCGTACTACCAGAAATAACTAATACTGGAGTTAAGTCATTTAAATCTGACCATTGTGTAAGGTTATAAGGTAAATAACATTTACTAAACTTTCCAGCAGAATCGTATGTAACTGAACTAGCAGTCGCATACAAATCTATACATGGATTAACTTTTTGACCTTGGTTATTAACTATAATTGCTTGTTCTGGACTTTGACTTAACGCAGCTTGAAGTAAGACAGCATTGTTGTTTAAAAAACAAACTGCATACATATCATCTTCATCAATGGCAGAAGTTTGTACAGTTCCTGGAAGTTCCCAATTAAACCAAGACTCCATTAAATTTTGTTGACCATCACTATATGTTCTAAAAAAATAAATATATTTAGATTCATTACCACTTAATGTAAGTAATTTATTTTGAACACTAGTATTTAGACTGGTCATATTAGCTGGTATCCATTCTTTAACAACCCTACTAACGTCTATAACCAAAGGTTGTTGTTGAACACCTTTCGGTTGCATTGAAAAAACTCTGGTATAACTAGGAGTTTTAGTAAGAAAATTTATAATATCTCCAGTTTGTACAGGATTAATAACAGGGTCCATTTCATAGTTACTAATACTCTTAATAACCGTTAAACCTGGAGTTAACACGCCAGTATCAGAAAACATTAGAAACTGTTCTTTACCACTAAACAGGAATAATCCAGCAGCCGTAGGTATAACTGCATGCAATGCAGCTGGTCTTATAGACGAACAACTTAAATCAACAGGATCTGCTTGAGTAATTATTTGTGCAGAAGTATGGTAAAAATTAAAAAAATCCCCAGCCTGACTCATAGAAACATTATCAGTTGCTAAGAATCCAAGTCTGTTGTTATAGAAAAAGGCATCTTGTATTTCTTTACCTACAAAACTAGGATGGCTATTTGTTGAATCATCACCTACTAATCTCTCTTTGTAATCAACTCTTCTAAAAACAAATGAATTTGGAGCGTTATTAATTAATTCATGTGGCATTGTTGAGGCATCTAAACCTGATGAACCACTTGGATCTCTACCTTCTTCCCAATGTCCTCTACCTGATACACCATCGTCAGCTGCAAATTTTGCAAAATATGTATCAGCTGAAGAATTTGTATTCAATACTTTTACTACATGATTATGAAATGCTTGTGCTGGTAACTGTGAAACATTATCCACTTGATCTTGGAACACTGCTAATTTGTTATTAGCTGCACCACCTTTACATGTAATAGTAAAAGGAGTTCTTGTACCATTTACTTCTCTTTCAATCTGTAGTCCACCAAGAAATTTGGTAACAACTACACCTGATATACCAAAACTATCAATACCATTTTTAAGGGTAGTTAATAAACCATCATAAGTTTCTGTAGAACTTGTAGTTGTAGTAAATGTTTGATCGTTAGCACCTCCTCCAGCATTCATCGTTACTGAATATGTTGAAGAAATTGCAGTATCTGTAAGAATTAATGTAGCTCTCGTATTTGCTATAAAATCAGGATCAGGATTTTTAGCAACAGTCTTTGCTATGTTAGTGACTATTGTAGTGTCCTGAATTGTTGTAAGTTTATATTTATTTATTGGTAAAAGCTGGTCTAAATATGTTTGACAAGATGTCCCACTATAACTGGTATAACTTACAGTACATGCGGTTCCATCAGCTGCGTTCCAAATATAAATACTTCCATTTGTATTACCTACTTTTTTAGTTACGCATCCTACATATTTTTCATCTTCATCTCTAGCAATAAAGAACCATTTTGCATTTTCTAATGTTGTTTTAGATAAATTATTGCCACTTGTATCTTGTAAGGTTTGTAAAAATTTAAATCCTGGACGTTTAGTTAAGCCAAAAGTAGGATCAGGAAAACCATTCAGACACTCACGAACTTGCCCAGGAAGTTTTTTATCGTCAGTTTGTCTGGATACGCCACCTAGAAAATTGTCAATTCGTTGAGTAACTGAAGCCATTATCGTATTAAAGCTGTGTGAGGTTTGTAGCTGTTATATTTGCTGTTATTACTTGTAGTACCAAAGAATGTATAGTCACCTTGATTGCATTCATACTCCACTGCCATAGCTCTCATGTAAGACTCTTTTTGTTGCAACATCTTATATTGAGTACTATCTCCAATAATTCTGGTTGAAGTTATCCCAGCAGCTCTAGCTGTTATGTAATCTTTTATAGGTTGTGGTAAATCTACCCAGTCAAAGAACCAAGTAACATCACACTCAACGCTACCATCTGTAAATTTATAAGTATGATTTTGTTTGTCATACAATTTTCCATTTCTTCTTACAACATCTTTAGTTGCATTAGCAGAGTTCTCTGTTAAGTCTATTTGTAAGATATTATTTGGTATTAGTATTTCGTTATTAGTGTCAGGTGTAAATTCGTAGTGGTATTCCTTATTAAAACTCCAGCCTTCAGATTGGATTTCTCTAGATACTTCTAATAAAGTACTATATGCAATCGCAACGTCAGGGTTGGTTTGATCCAAAGTGGTCGCTGGAGCTTGACCACAAGACGCTAATATTTGGTTTACTGCTGGCAGTTCAGTAACTGCGTTAGTGGTAGGAAAAGCCATAAATATATAAATAAAAAAAAGGGGTCCGAAGACCCCATTGAACTATTTTTAGAATGCAGAAGGAGCAGAAGCACCAACATATAATTCTACAGCCGCAGCTGGGTTTAGGTAATCAGCACCCATTGCAAGACGACCTAAGATAACATCACCCTGATAAATCACGGATACGTCACCTGAAGTTACTTGTACTTGAGGACCGATTGCTTCAACGCAACCAGCAGCTTCTTTCTGGAATATCAAACCACATGATTTGGCTCCTAACTCTGTGTTAGTACCGTAGTCGTTTTTAATTCCTGTTTCTGAATCAGAAGCATCTTCTGGAGTAGGTCCAACGAAAGAACCTAAGTTTGAAGGAGCAGTTTCTCCTGTTGTGCCACCATAAGCGACACCATATTTGCCAAGGAATGGAATATTCATTGACTTGTAGATCTTGATACCAGCGATCTCGATGACTCCGTTACCACCTTGTAAAGCAGTACCTTGTGAGTCACGGTTCACTAGACCATTAGATCCGACAGCTTGAATTAAGCTGTAGTATTGTCTTGGGTTAAGAACACCAATTCTTCCATCACTAGAAACGCCTTTCTCATCCATTGCAGCGGCTGCATCGTAGAAAGCGTTGACGAGATTTGCAGAAGCATAAGCATCAGAATCATTAGTTGTTGAACCAACTCTGATCTGAGTACCGCCTGGTTCTACAAAACCAGTTTTTGTAATTGGTGAGGCAGCTCTTGCTCCTCGTGTAATTGCACGGAATACAAGTCTGTCATATTTCTCAGCAAGTGCGAAACCAATCTTTCTTGAGATTTCTGATCTCAAATCATAGTGAGCAAGTGTCTCATCTAATTCATAGACAAATGCTGAACTGATTAGTAGTTCATCACAAGTGATTGTTTTCTCAGCTACTGGAGGTGTTCCATCTGAGTTACCAAGAATGCTATTTCCAGGAGTATGGAACTCAGCACCGGTGCGACCTGTATAGATGAACTGCATGCTCTGACCGTTGGTTAGAGTACGCTTCATTACAAGATCTCTAGCAATTGTTTCGTGCTGGAATCCTTTAAACATCTCTCCTGAGAACAGCTTTAAGTAAAGGGCGCGTCTATCTCCAGCACTATTACTAGCACCTGGCATAGTAACGCTGGATTGCATCCCTGTAGACTGTTGAGCCATTTTTCAGTTAAAAATCGAAGGTATAAATAATCGTCTTCACGCGTGAAAAGTTACGAGACTTATGTGTCTCATTAATGTTTGTGGTCTATCCCACCGTAATTACGGCTGATGGTATCCTCCTTAGAGGGCAAAAGCCAAATTGAGTAGGGAGGACTCGAACCTCCCTGACCGCCTAACCGATTACTCTTGTGTAAGCAACGCCACGATATACGAAAGTAACTTTCATGTGTCATCTCCATATACCTAAGCCCCGTTCCATGCTTAGGAGTCATGCGTCCCGTAAGGGATGAACGGACGTGGTTGCTAGTTTTCTGTAAGAGCTTCCTCTAATGATTCAGGCTCTTTATTTTTTATATAGCGTCCTTTGTTGTCACGCTTTTTTCCTACTGGTTTAATTTCTTCTTCTACTTCTACAGGATTTTTTCTACCTGTTGTAGCTTTCCAGTGTCTTACGTTTGCAGTCATATTAATACGAAGGATCTCCTTCAGGTTCTTTGTATTGAGCTTCAAGCTTTTCCTTAGTTTCTTTATCAGATTTTTTTTCTGGTTCTATAACGTAAGGACAAGCCCCTGCTCTCATGGTTGAATTTTGGTGTGGCATGTTATTCCAATGTCTGATTACCCCAGAACATATAAATAAATTAGTTAATAAAGTTAAATAGATTAAAAATTTTTCAACCAATTTCTGGGGCTGTAAGGGCGATTTTTGTGGATTCAGCACTTGCTAAGTCAAGTGGAAAGTTGTGAGCGTTACGTTCGTGCATTACTTCAAAACCAAGGTTTTGTCTGTTTACAATATCAGCCCAAGTAGGAATAACTTTTCCGTTACTATCAACTATTGATTGGTTAAAATTGAAACCATTAAGGTTGAAAGCCATTGTGCAGATTCCCATTGAGGTGAGCCATATGCCAACCACGGGCCAAGTAGCAAGAAAGAAATGTAAAGAACGAGAATTATTGAAAGAAGCATATTGAAAAATTAATCTACCGAAGTAGCCATGAGCTGCAACGATGTTATATGTCTCTTCGTCTTGACCAAATTTATAGCCATAGTTTTGTGATACCTCTTCTGTCGTCTCTTTAATAATCGAGGAAGTAACGAGACTTCCGTGCATAGCAGAGAAAAGAGATCCACCGAATACCCCAGCAACACCGAGCATGTGGAACGGGTGCATAAGGATATTGTGTTCTGCTTGGAATACAAACATGAAGTTAAAAGTACCAGAAATACCAAGAGGCATACCATCACTAAAACTCCCTTGTCCAAATGGATATACAAGGAACACCGCAAGAGCTGCGGATAGTGGGGCTGTGTATGCAACAAATATCCATGGTCTCATTCCTAGTCTGTATGAAAGTTCCCATTGTCTTCCAGCGTATGCAGCTACTCCTATTAAGAAGTGGAAGATAACGAGTTGATACGGGCCGCCGTTGTATAACCATTCGTCTAAAGTTCCGGCTTCCCAAATGGGATAAAAATGTAGTCCGATTGCGTTAGAGGAGGGGACAACCGCTCCTGAAATAATATTGTTTCCGTATATTAACGAGCCGGAAACTGGCTCACGTATGCCATCGATGTCCACTGGGGGAGCAGCGATAAAGGCGAGTATGAAACATGTAGCAGCGGCTAGCAAGCAAGGGATCATTAACACGCCGAACCAACCTACGTAAAGGCGGTTCTGTGTGCTAGTAACCCACTCGCAAAACTTCTGCCAGTTATTGGTTGTTTCTCTTTGTACTGAGACAGCAGCCATTTAAAAAATTCCTGGGATAATTTGTCCTGTTAGTGCGTATGCACCTAGTGCAGCAATAACGCCGATCATGGCAAGCCTGCCATTTGTTTCCTCGGCGATATGCCATTGATCATTGTCGTGGTTGTGGTTTGTCATAACTCTGATTGGTGGTTCGTATGGGTAATAGTTAAGAAGATTATCTAAATCTTTTGTTTTCATTTTCCTTTTTTGGGTGGTCTACCTTTTTTAGTTCCGTAGGTTCCTTTTCCTCTAGGCATAATTAAAATTCGATATTTGAACGTTCAAGTTTTTGCTGTACCTCTTGTCTATAGGCTGGATCTTTGTCATATCTTGGATCACCCATAGCCTGTACAACTTGTGCTTGGCTTTTAAAAACATCGCCAGATGGTGATGGAGCCTTACCAGTAATCATTTGTCCATCTTTACCTGATGCATCTTGATACCGATAAGCTAAGGCTTGTACTGCAAAGTATGCAGCCAAGGGATTCCCTAGCTCCATCACTTTGTCGTACATCTGTATCTCGCCTTGTTTTAAATTTTGGGTTGCCCATTTCAACATGTTGTCGTAGTTTTCTGGACCACCTACTACACCTTTTAATTCGGTAATGTCTTGTTGACTCAATTCTCTTTGACCAACATTATCTTTACTAGCTTGTTGTCTATATGCCAAATGCATTTGTGCAAGTTCAGTCGCCTTCATTTCAGTTAACTGTTTTAAAGTTTCAGGTTTAAATTTTTCACCAGAACTTGCTTCATCCCAAAGTTTATCAAGAATATTAGTTTCTTTTTTTTGTTCCTCTTTAGGTTCTTCTTTAGGTTCTTCTTTATTTGCTTCAGGTTTATCTTCTGCTTTTTCTTTAGAGCCTAATTTTTTTTCTAATTCTATATATGCTTTTTCTAATTGTTCAGCATTCTCATATTTGCCAGCAAGACGTTGGTCTTGGGCTTCCACAAGTTTCTCACCTACTTCTAAAGATTCTTGTTCTTGTGGACTTAGTTCACCAGCCGGAGTTTCCTCTGGTGTCATAGTTAATGTTTCGCTCATTGTGCTTGTTGGGTTGGATCGAGTTGTCTAGCTAGTTGTGGATTCTTAGATGGGTCAGCCATTGGTGTTTTCATACGTTCCGTCTGCTGTTGTTGTTGCATCATGGCTTGCTCACGTTGCATTGCTTGCTGTCTCTCTTGTTGAATTTCTTGCATTGTTCTTACAAGATTCAAGACCTCAATACCTTGAGCTGCCGCCAATCTCTTAATAACTTCTTCTGGATTTATATGTTGCAATATTGCTTCTGGACCCATTGTTTGTGCAATAGTTCCTAAGAAGGAAGCAAGGCTTTCTCTATCTTGTCCTCTACCTAGTGCATTTATACCCGCAACTATAGTTGGTTTGACAACATCCTTTGGTAATCTGGGGATCTGTCCTGTTTTTTGAAACACATTTAATTTTCTATTTAAATATGGAATTAATAAATCCACAGTTAACAAGCTGAAGAGCCCGCCAAGCTGTTGTTCTAATTCCATCTGCGTCATACGGACCTCTTCAGCCGTTGTACGTTCAGACTGTCTAACGTTAAGAATTAAAAATGCTTCGTTCAATCTTTTTTCAAGTTGTAATGCCATGTTATATGCAGTACCAAAGTCGGCTGTTTTACCTACTTGAACTACACCAATATCGTCTGGTCTACCTTGAATGATTGCACCGTTGCCAGCAGAAGCTAGTGACGATGGTTTTGTTGTGGAAGATGGGCTGACTGTAAAAACTACTTTTGCTGCAGCTGCACTACCTTCAACAAGAGCTTGTGATAAAGCATCTAGAGATTTCAAGTCACCCATAAATTGACCGACTCTTCCTCTTCCGTAATCTTCACCATCAACAGCATTGAACCTCAGTGCTATCCATGGATTAGCATCTAATGGAGCTTTACCGTGTGACTTAGGAAGTACATAATCATGAACTTCTTGATGCCAGATAACTCTGTTGTTGTCTCTTGTTATGTGTGTATAAATATCACACTCTTCAGTGTCTTCCATTTGATCTTCCTCATTAGCGTACTTAACAAGGACTTCTTCAGGAAGCTCATCGTAAATTAATTTTTTTGCAATTGATTCTTTTGTAACTATTTCAATCACATTGCCGTTGCCGTCTCGTTCTATGACGTAGCGATTAAGAGGATATAACTTAAGATTTTCTTTACCCATAAATAGTAAAGCGTTGCCAGCTACCACCAAATGCTTTAAAGCCTGATGGACTACAACACGATCACTTGATGCAGCTATTGCTTCAAGGATTGTTTTTTCTATTTTTGCAAAAGATAAATCTAATTCTGACTTTACTTCTGGACCAAAACTTTCTCCTAGCTGAGTATCATCTACCTGTAATTTAAAGAAGCTGGTTTGAACTGGTAGCAGAGCTAACATCAATTTTGATGCCAGAGTAACTACACCTTTCGCGCCAACGCTTTGCCAAGGTTGAGGTAGATTTCTCATCCCACTAGAGTATTCTTCATGTCCACGAATTAAATAAGGCAGTGTTAAATCAGCTGCTTGTTTAGCTTCGTCTAGAAATTGAGCACGTTCTGATGACAAATAGTCATACCTAGATTTTGCTGTCATTTTCTTATATGTTTAGTGATGATATTCTTAAACCGTCTCTACCAAAACTACCTGTAGCTCCAAGAGTTATTAATTCATCTTCATCATCAGCTTCTGATACACCAGTAACTGTTGCTCCAGTAATATTTCCAGGATTTCCATATGCAGCTTGTATTCTCATTTGTTCTTGAGCACGTAAAGCTTCTTCATTCATCATCCTTACTTGATTTTGATAGTTTGACATCATTGCATTCATAGATGACAATTGCATATCAAACCCTGCCTGTTGGTTAGCAAAGGCAGTATCAAAACTAGTCTGTTGTGTTGCTAAAGCATTTTGTAAATTAGTAGCGTAACTATCTGCCTGATTAGACAATGCGTTTTCTAGTTGAATTTGAAAACTACTATCTTGATCAGCTAAAGCGTTCGCTAAAAGTGAATCAAAATCACCCGTTGTCGGCCTTGATGCTAAAGCATCTGCTAAATCAGTAGCGTAACCTTCTTGGATACCACTTATTTGACCAGATAATGTAGATTGTAATTCAGCTAACGCTGCATCATAATCAAATGGCTGAGTTTCATCTGCAAGACCAGCTGCGGCATCTTCTTGTGCTTGGTCAGTAACACCAAGTACTGGATCTATAAGTCCGTCACCATCATTATCACCTTCTATCGGTGTACTTCCTCCACCAATAGTTCCATCAATTTTTTCAAACTCATAATCATCATTTACTGGATCTGTTGCTTCTTCTTCAACAACTGGTGGAGACCATGTACCCCGCATATAACCCATAGCTTGATGTACTTGATCTAGAGTTTCATACTTGTCAATACCCATAGCTTCAGCAGCTTGAGCGTAACCTACATCATTCATGTATTGATCAAAGTTAATAACTTCGACAGCTCTACCTATATCTTCCCAAGTGTGTGCAGCTTTATTATCTTTTTCAACACGTTGAGTTGTAAGAGTTCTACCAGTAGTATCCTGACCAGAGTATTGGTCTTCTCCTATCCACTTAGTAAAGTATTGATTAGCTCTACTTAAAGTAGCGTCCGCACCATACTGCTGATTATAACCAATAATATCTCTTGATATTTCATCAGTACTTACAGTACTACCATATTCATATGTGCCTGTACGATCTTGCGATGCGTCATACATACTTATATGGTCGTAACCTGAGTTTGCTTTAAAGTAAGCTTTTTCATCCCAAGCACTAGACAGTACTCCATAATGGTGAGCTGAGTAACCTAAGTGACCATCAGTATCTTGATGTCTAGGACCATGATAAATTGGTTGACCCTTTTTATTGTAGGAGGTGGCATAATTCCAATATTTTTGTAATGACATTATCTACTTTCCTTTAATCTATTCGTGTACCACTCGATTACTGAGCGTTGTCCAGCTCTAAACATGATGGGAGCTAGTTCTTCTTTTGGGTGGGGATTAGTTGGTGGAAATGTGTCCTCCATTTCAGCAAGGAGGGATTCAACAGTTGGACCTATTAAAGGTTCAAGCATATTGTGGGAGGTTGGTGTTCGCATGTTCAAAAAACGCTGGCATTCTTCCAGCTTTTGTAGAATTAAATTCTGGAGCTTTACCTTCATACATAAGACGATCACTAGCATCGAGCCAAAATTTTTTGCTCAAATATTTATCGTCATGTATCTCATTTAAAGGTTGCATTATCCAGTTAATAGTTGCCTTCCTTAACTTGTCTAATGACTGGCTAGGTTTTAAACCAAGCTCTGCACAAACAAGACTATTAGTAGCAACATGTATTTGTTCGTCTCTAGATATGTCAGCACTTACAGTACGCAAACCAGCATCACCATTAAACCTAAAGAAAGGCAATATCACAAAGAATATTGCTCTTTCAATTACTAGGGCTTTTAATATTGTGTGATCTGGATGAGCTATCCATGCGTCACGTAGGCGTAATGCCTCGGCTTCAGCTTTATCATCTACGCCTATTGCGTTAGCGATATATCCAAGTGCTAAGTCATGGTTGTCTTCGTCTTTTACGTTTGATTCCAAAAGTTTTCTACTTTTCTGAGGAATCTCAGAGAGTGAATCAGATATAAACGCGCCAACTGGACATTCCATTGAGCGTATAGCGAGAGCACGGTACACCGTTTCTTCTGCACCATATTTAAGTACTCCTTTGGTGGTTTGGACAGGTGTCCATTTTCTTTTTCTAGTTAATAATTTTTCGTAGGGGTTCATTGTTGACAGTCACAAGCAATTTCATCAGGATTTTTGCTCATTATTTCTGCCAAGTAATCTTCAACTTCTGACTGATCTAATGCCGCATAAGCATCAGACTTATCTTGAGTGTCTCCCATTACTTGCAGAGAATAATAGAGAGAAGTCTGTGGACTTTTCAGCCACTCTTCGATAAATGCCTCATCGTAAATCACCATGTCACTCCAAGAATTGAAGCTATAGCCATGAAGCAAACCAGTTCTATCTAGCATGATCATTATTTGATCTGCTACTTTTTTATAATTCTCCCATCCGACTTCAGATGCGATCTCAACGTTGCCATAGTCTACTTGTGTGACACCAAATTCACCTGAATCTCTGTCAACTACTCGACTGATTGGTGGTGCAATTTCTGGTGTAGCAGTAAAACCATTAAGGTCTCTACTTCTATAAGAACAACTAGCTGTAGGTGCAATGGCAAATGCTCTTTGCATGTTGTTCTCTCGTGCTATGTTAGCTGCCTCTTGTATGCCAAGATATAGTTCACGAGCAGCTAACCCCGCTCTATCTTCGTAAGGTTCAGCATTATTAGTTGCTTCAAGAGCCTTACCAAACTCGGCATAAGTAATATTATTATTTGATAGGAAGTTGGCTAGACCTAAGAGTCCGAAGCCGACTTGCCTGTCGATATCTGGCGCAAGATACTCTCCAGATTCTCCAACCCCTGTCCTACCATGTAACTCACACAGCGAGGACATGCCTTCACGGAAACCTGTGCGTAAGTCGCCGATACGACAGGCAGACATATTAAGGTGCTGTAAGAGGCACGTTCCTCGTGAGGGCAAGTAAACTTCAAGACAGACGTTGGAGTAGATTCGTTTTCCATTTTTGTCATGTTTTATTTTGTTGAGCCAAATATCTCCTTTTGCAATTCCTCGTAAGATTGCTTCTTTTGTTCTAGTTTCTGTATTAGCCCATTGTTCTTCGGTGAGATCAATACATCTTTTAACCCATGGGAGTTCTTGTCGCGGACACTGCACGAAATCAAGAATATCGGAATGTGTAATATCGAGATGAATAACACACGCCCCATTCCTGTACGTGCCACCCCTCCTAAGAATTTCATTTAATGTTGAGTAAATTTTTGCGAAGGACACCGGACCGCTTGCAACAAGCGTGTCAGGTCCTTTATTAGTAGTCGTTCCCGCTGGTCGTAGTTTCGACAAGTGGACTGCGACACCCGCTCCATATCTGAGAGCGTGTGATACAAATCTCCATGATGCTTCGATTCCATTTGGTCCTTCCATTGAGTCTTCAACAACGAAGACGGTGCAAGATACGGGTAGACGTGAGTCTGGATTGTCAATCCATTGCTGGACCCTGCCGGTCCTAGCTATGATGTTTGCTTCTGTATTCAATTTCGTTCTGTAAATAGTGGACAGCTTTTTTTAAATCTTCAATATCGTTATCTTTATGTCCGGCTCGACAAACGTATTTGATTACGTTTCCGAGGTGGAATCCAAGTTCTTTCGTTCTAATAAAATCCCAAACATCAATGGAACCTCGTCTGTAGTACGCGGGCCCTTGGTCGTTGGTGGTTTCGGCCATTTTTCTATAAGATTTTTTATACAGTTTGATAAGACAAAGGCTTGTTCTTGTAATGCCAACATGACTATTGCAAGATCTTCCTTTTTAGTCTCAGGTTTTTCTATTAACAGCTCAAGCTGGCGTAGCTTCAAGTCTTGCTCCAGTGTTAATTCTGTAATTGGAGGAGGCGGTCCAAAGGATTGGTTCTTTTTTTTCTGAGTCATAATCATCAACAGTTAAAATTCTTGCAAGTCTTGCATTAGTCAACGCGTCATCTTCAGTCATGCCTTTTTCTTCAAAGGTTTCAACCACGGCTTGCCATGTATATCCTTTTTCTTCAAAGATTTTTTGTGCACGTTTTACACCAATTCCTGGCACACCGCTGTAGCCATCAGTGTTATCACCGGCAAGCGTTTGTATTAAATGCCATTTTGCACCCTCTTCAGGTGTGATATCCACTGTTTCATTAAAGTCATATAGTTTTCCAGCAATTTGTCGCATGTCTTTGTCAGGACTAACAATAATGTTGCCTTCATACTTAGTTGCATAGATACCTAGACTATCGTCAGCTTCAAGGGTAGGTTTAACTATTACTCTGTAGTTTTTCTTGAGTTCATTTATAACTCTTTTAAATCCACAGGGCTTTTTTCTATTTCGATGACCCTTGTATTCCGGTAAAATTTTTTTCCTAAAATTATTAGGGCTTGTAAAGAAAAGAATTATTTCATCATGAAAAGGAAATTCCTTTTTGATTTTGTCTAAATCTCTTTCTACACATTTGTAAGCTTCACTAAATTGTGAAGTAACTACTATTACATCGTCACCAAAATCTAGTTCTGTTTCGGCGGCTGCACAGCACTTATATACTATGTAGTCGCAATCAATCAATAATTTCATATATTTAATGCACGTCAGCCCATGTCAGCCCAACTTTTGATTCAGCTGCAATTGGACAACGCAATTTGTAATATTCTCCAGCTTTTACTGCTGATTCTTCCAAACATGCCATTAATTCGTCGGCATTTTCTGGTGTAGTCTCGTATTGAAGTTCGTCATGTACGAACGCTAGTTGATGAGTGTGAGCATAAAAATTTAGTGCATCATTAGCTATAACCATCCATCGTTTAGCAACAATACCAGCACCACATTGAAGAAGATAATTTAATCCTTTGTGTGGGCTATCGACCAACACCCTTCGTCCGTCACATGCCATGAGGTAACCATTAGCAGCCTTATTTGCAACCGCTGCCAATAAGTCGGCGAGTCCATCGATTGCAGATACGTAAGCCTTTCTAATCTCGGATCCTTTTTGACTGGCTTCCTTGGGTTGTAGAGAGTTATCATAACTCAGTCCTAATTTGAGGTTTCCCGCCCCGTAAAGAAAGGCATAAGTTACAGTCTTCACTTGTCGGCGGGTGATTCCTATTTTGTCAGCGTTAACTTGATGGATATCATCGTTCAGTAATATGTCGGCATATCGACCTCCGTCATATCGTCCTAAGTAATGAGCAAGCATTCTTAGTTCTATTCCGCTTAAATCCGCTCCAACCATAGTCATACCAGGGGATGCGGTAAATAGTTCTCTAAATTGTGCTTCTGCTGGTACTTGAGAAAGGTTCGGTTTTCTATGAGCACATCTAAATGTGTTAGTAGAAACTGAACAGTGATGATGTATTCGACTAGAGGTCGTAGATAGCTTGAGCCAAGCGTTCACGCCTTGCGATATCATTCCTAGCTTCTTTTTCAGATCCAAAGCTTTCGCACATAATTTGCAGAAGGGATTGTCTATCTCCTTCAATGTAATCTCGTCTATAATTGGTTTCCCAGTCGTTGTAGTCTGGGTCAACGTAATATTCAGACGATTCTTCAGAATCCATGCTATGTGATCTCTTGATGTAGGGTTAAATTCAATTAATCTTTGTGATTCGGCTCCTTCGATATAGCCTGTGGACTTGTTATTTCGTTTAGGAGTGAACATCTTTCCTCCAACGAAAGGGAATTGTCCTTGAAGTACTGCAACAGTGTTTTCCATCTCTCTTCTGAGATGTGATTCAAGTTGCTGACCTTTTGATTCATCAAAGTACCATCCATGTATTTCTTGCTCTGTGAGTATTTTTGCGACCTGATGCTCTAACGAACACCAGTCAGGTAAGGGCGGAAGTGTTCGCATAATTTAGTTGTTACTTTTACGTCTTGTACGCAATAATCTTGCATTTCTTGTGACCATTCTTGCCAGTCACTTGTCTTACCAAATTCACCTTTATATTCACTTAATCTATATCCATAAGCTTCTAAGGAATGTCTGCCATATAGTTGTAAAGGCATTCTTGCTATATTTCTTTTCTTGTCTATCTCCATCATATTTGGGTGATAATTGCGAGATAAAACAAGAGTATCAATAACATCGCCGTTATACTTAAACCAAGGATAAACTTTCCGAAGAACAGGTAAATCGTAGCCAATAACATTGTGACCAACAATGACATCAGCCTCACTGAGCCAATGCAAAGCTTCCGTGATCGGTCCGCAGTCACTACCTTGATGATTAAATACGAAGGTCTTTTCCTTTTGGGAGTCGTAAATGGCAATGCAGTGTATCTCAGAAACGTCATGTAATAATCCGTTAGTTTCGCAATCAAAGATCAGCATTTGACTTTCCAACATAGGTTTTATCCTTAAACTTCGCTTTCTTTTTTGCTTGTTTACTTGGTGGATTTGGTTTTTTTAATTCAGTATCAGAAGTCTGTTGTGGGACTGAAAATTGTGTTCGTAGTTTCATTAAATTTACAGGTGGTTTTATCGTATTTAAGTTCAGCAGCCACACCTGTCTCTCCTGAGTATCTGTTCTTTAAAACTCTTAAAGTCGAGACATCATCTGGGTTTTGCTGATCGCGTTCTAAGGCGAGTACGGTGTCACTTAGTTGACTAATGCTGGCGGATCCGCGCAACATTCCAATTGAAACTTTCTGCCCGTCCTCTATTGCCTTATCACCTTGCGCTCTTCTTAAGTGAGAAACTAAAAATAATTTAATTCCTGTTCGTTCAACCAGACTCCTTAAGTCAGTCATGGTTTTATCTATCGTTCTTCTCTCATCCATATTTCCATCTAGTCCGGATAATAATATGGACAAATGATCGAGAAAAACTACTTTAATATCTAAGCCCAGAGCCATATATTCAATGCGACTGTAGATAATATCCGAAGATAAACTACCAAAATGATCGTATAAATAAAGGTTCCAACCATCGATAGTGGAATCGTAGGCATCTTTTAAGGTGGTGTATTCGTGTTCGCCGAGGTGCAGGGCTTTACCCACAGCTACAGACATAAGTCCTAATGCTGTTCGCCTGTTAGATTCTTCTAATGCTATGTAGCCAACTTTTTCTCCTTTGTTTAATAACTCAGTAGCTAGTTGACGACAAAAAGTAGATTTACCCTGACCCGTTCCAGCGGTAATAGTTGTTAGCTCACCAAATCTTATCCCATGTGTCATAGATTGCAGTCCAGGAAAGGGATATGAGTGATTGCAAGGTGGACTGGGAGTCGTTACTTGTTCTAATAACGATTTCCCATCAACGATGCCATCCGGTTGATAAGGTTTCGCATCCCAAATAGCCCTGCGGATAGCTTCCGCATCATTGGCTTGAAGCGCATCTGAAGCATCTTTATACTCTTCCAATCTTGCAATCTTGACTTTGCCAAGCGGTAATACCGATGCGGCTTGCTCGACAGCCTGTCTTCCGGCAGCGTCATTGTCGAAGAATAATACGATTTCCTCATAGCCTTGTAGTAAAGGTATTTGTTTTTTAAGATCCTTTCTGGCTCCCGCTGCGCCATGTGGTAGTGAAACCATCGGCCAGTTCTCCATCGCTTCATAACAGCTCGCAGCATCTAGTTCACCTTCAGTAATAACAATACGTTTACCAGTACTAGGGAATAAATGCTGACCAAATAAGGTGTCAGTGGAAATTCCTTCATATTTAAAGTTTTTTAATTTATCTTTTGTTTTGAATCCTCGAAGGCATCCAGAGCCATCGAAATAAGGGAAGCGTAAGTGTGTCTCATCTCGATAGATTTTATATTTTTCGCAGGTTTTTTCACTGATATTTCTTTTGTGCAGCCTTTGGGCTGACCCTTTAAACGTGACATTTTTTTGCATGTGATGAGTGTGTTGTTGCCCATCTCCAGCCTTCCTTGTTTGACAACTGAAACAGAAGGTATGACCATCCGTATACACTGCTAGTGCATCGGATGAGCCACAGTCTGGACATGGATCATGTCGTATAAATTCGCTTTCTGTCATGTAAGCCAATCAATAGGTATGGCGTGAAATGCACACCATTTAATTCCATATCTCTGACACCATTTTGCGTAGGTTGTCTTTGATTTTTTATTTATTTTTTTATATGGGTCCTGAAAGACCATTCTTAAGTCAATATCTGGATTATCTTCGATAACCTTTTTGATCTTACGTCTATCTTCAGGTCGCCAAAAACCTTTAGTTTCTAAGCAAACTCCCGATGGTAAGACAAAATCAGGTGTGTATTGATGTTGAATTGTATAGGAAAAACTAATACCTTCATATTCATAATCCACACCTAACTCACATAAAAGATCAGAGACTTTTTCCTCTAATCCTGATTTGAACATTAGAAATCATCATCAACGACAACTTCTTCTTCAGCTGGTGTAACGTTTGGTTCGTCAGCCTTAAAGCCTTGTGTCTTACCAAATAGTTCTGCTACACCATCTTCATCCAAGTCACCAGTGTCGACACCAGCTCCGGTTTGGACTGATATAACTTGTACGCCCGATAACTTAAGACTAGTACCATAGGTATTGCCATCACGCAGTATATAAGGCTTTTGAATAAAGCCAATTTTAACCTTACTACCTTCATATACTGGGACATCTGTATTTGTTATTGGTGTTCCTTCTGTATCTACAACAGGTGGTTTTTTATCTTCAGCCCATGAAAATTTAATAGTAAATTTCCCATCAGCAACCTCTTCCCAAGGAGTAGGTTTTAATGTAGCTCTCCTTGGATTTTTTAGCTTTGCTTCTGCCCATTTCAGACATTCAGCTCTTTCTATTTCAAGCTTGTCAACTAAATCACTATCGACAACAGCCTTAAGTGAATAGCCAAACTTGCTTGGCTTCAGTACAGCCTGATAACCAGATAAAGTTACAGGCTCTTGTGTTATGTGTATGTTTCTTGCCATTAACAAAAAAAATAAGTGGATTTAATAACCGACTCAGGCTCAAGATCGCCAATAATCGGTGGTTCAGTCTTTGCATTAATTGCTTTAGCAAAGTCTTTTAAGAAATCATGCTCCGCAAATAGGTGCATGTATGTATCTCGTACTAATGTGGATAGGTTGGTCATATCTGTAGCTCTACATAGCACTGAATCATGTATAAGAGCTATAGGTGCATTAAATTTAGTAGCACTTAGATGTAACAAGCTGGCATCCAATGAGTGGATTAAGTTTGGAGCTGTCGCATTCTTGTGATGTCTAAGGTCTACGCCTTTCTCTCCATCAATAACCTTTATTCGACAACGACCCATTAAATGTAATTCAACGTTTTTGTGATCGTATTTCATAAGGCGTTGATTCACTCTGAAACCAGAGGGAGTTACCCAAGTTATTTCTTCAGCTCCTTCCTTAATTGCATTAGAAACCTCTGACTCTATCCATCGCATAACTCTCATAGGGCCTGGTACGACTAGCTCCATGGCATCTCGTACTGCTTTTACTATTTGAGTTAGCTCGTCTTTATCAACCTCGACATCAATATCATTAAATGCATCTCTTATATACTGCCTATTGCTAAAGGGTTTAGCATTGTAGGGTATTGTCATCGTAGTCCTTTTGGTTTTTTTTCTATCCCAATAAGGTTTTAAACGATCAGGTATATTTGGACGACTTACATCAGCTATAACTTGATATGCATCTTGAGGTTTATTGCTTGGCATTACATTGACCAAACATGCTGTGGACTTATCCCTTGCTAGACCAGCCAGTATCTGTAGACCTGAGCATGTAGCATCAGTTGCCACTGGTAGACCAGTAGTTGGTTTACCAGTCATTACTACGTCATAGTATTCCTTACACGCAGCTAAGAATTGCCAAGGTTCGTCAGCTGCTTCCCAGTCTCCAATATTATTAATTGGATCTGTAGCAACTCTGATAATTAATTGTATATTCTCTACTTTAGCGACCCAATCAAGTCGCTCCTCCATAGTCGCTTTATCAAGACCATAAGTAGTAGATACTTGAAAAGCTAACCA